CAGTGAATTTGCCCCACAAGGTGCTCTTCTGGACGATGATGATGCGATGGAAACAATCTGGAAGAAACAGTATTCTCTTGCCGAACTTATTGCTCCAGATCAATTCAAGACTTATGATGAACTGAAGAAGCGTCTTGATTATGTTCTTGGTAACAAAGGAACTCGTCGTCAAGACCCTGAAGTTGCCGATGAGGAAGAGACTTCTCGTGGTCCAGTTCGTGAACTTGATGAAGATCTTCGCACCGAACTGAGTAACCTAAGTTCTTCTAAGTCTTCTTCTTATGATGAAGACGATGATGACACGATGTCATATTTCGCAAAATTGGCGGAATAGTTATAATGGGGAGGGAAACCTCCCCTTTTTTATAGCATAGTATTTCTTGTATTCTCTGTCTGAATCAGTCTCTCATTAACATACTGAGAAGACTTATCATAATACATAATCTTTCTCATATCATTCAAGAACTGTTGCAGATATATTTTTTTTAGAATATAAATTCCACGCTTATTATTATTCTTGATAACTTCATATTCATAATTTGTAATACCAGCAACAGGATTCAAAGTATCCAAAGCATTAGATGGGTTTGGTATTGTAAAAGTTTTATCAACAACTTTACCTGCTGGCATAATTAAACGACCTTGTGAATCCTTAACTTCTGTAGTCTCATAATATTTAATACTATTTAAATTTTGAATTCCATATTTTTCTTCCGAGAATCTGTAAATATCTCTATCCGATAATGGCCAGTCATTTCTAATATTAACAATACCTGCAGAAATGATAACAACCCAATCGAGATCTGCTCTGCCATAAAGTTCTTCTGCTACGAGATCTGGTCTGGCACCATCTGCAATCTGATACTTATCAAATGCCGTAAAGGTACTTTGGAGATCATCACGAAGTTTAACACGACGAAATAAATTCTTAACTTTCACATATTCATCAGAAGATGATCTACGAGAAAGTGGTGATTGATAGTTTAAGTCTGGTAGTTCTCTGAAAAATCCCATTAGTATCCAACTCCGATATCTTTATCCGAATAATCCTCAAAGTAGATTGGATTAAGTTCCTGAAAGTTCATAGTAAGTTTCATATGAATTGGTGTGGAATCACCATAAACTGAATAGTTTCCGGAACCAGTATAATTAACTGACATTCCTTTCATTGCCATCGGTTTGAATGAATGTAGGAAAGGATGCTTCTTATTACCACTTCTATATTCGAGTTGAAAAACTCTTGGAGCACTAATGAATAATCCAGAACCGGCAGAATTATCTGAACTTGTTCTTGCTGCCTGTGCTCTTTTTAATGTGGTAATGATTTTTTTAATTTCTTTTGCCTCATTACCATCTCTTGGTGCCAGATCATATTCGAAGGCAAACTCTCTAAGACTTACTCTATTAAAGAGAAGTTCCATATTAGGATTAAGAACCTGTCCTGTTGTTCTTGATACAAGATCGGAAGTTTGTACGTTTGCTCCCATAGTTTGTAAAGCAGCTGCAGAAAAAAGACTGGTCGTTTGATCTTGCAAATTTCCAGTAACCGCTGATGCTGCAAATTTACTTGCAAAGTTACCTAATTCCTTACCAATGCCATCTATATATTTTTTAGATCTTATAACACCGCTAACAGCTTCAGCACCAGCAAGTTCAAAAGCATTTAATGATCCATCACCCCAACCCACAGAATTTTGGTCTTGAACATTTTGTGGAATGGGTAATAGGATAATGGATTCGGGAGTTTTAATATTATTTTGAAGTGACTGAGTTGATGTTCTGAATGAAAAATTATTAGTACCAGAACTAATGCCAGGAGGTTCATACTTGATTACTTTAATCACCAAGTAGTCATCAGAATCCGTAAGTTTTTTATATGGATATCTTAGAGTTTGTATTGCGGTAGGAGCATTCTTAAACCCTTGCGTAACAGCTGCCTGAGTTTCTGGTGATAAACTTTGTGGGAAAGAAACTGCCATTTATCTTTTCTAATTATTTAGACGGATATTCGCATAAGGAATAGATTGTAAATCTTCTAATTCATCTGATTTTACTTCATAGATACCCCCTGGTATTTCATCCCAAGTATATTGTCTGGTTCCCTTAGACCCCCAGTGAAAGTTAATACCTCTAAATCCCCACGAGAATATATCAGTCACGGCAACTAAAGGATTTTGATCGTATTGTATGTTTGGTGTTTTTGGAGTATAAACAAAGGTATAAAATTTTCCAGCCTGTGGAACTTTATCAACTTCTGATAATACCGAAAGAATTTCAATCATTAAATCATCTGGTTTCTCATTGCCAATTAAGTTATCAATCACTCCACGAACCCTATTATCACTTGTCTCTGATGGATTTTTTCTTTGTTTAAGAGTCTTTCTTGGCATTATTTGATACCTAATTCTGTTTCTGTGAGTATCTTAAACTCCCATCCATTATCCTTACAAAACTCTCTTGCCGCAGACCACTTTGCCTGATTTTTGGCATACTCCATTACTTCATAGAGATATCCTTTTGTTACTCTCTTTTTCTTCTCTGGTTCAACAGTCTGTTTCTTTGGTTTTATTTCGATCAAATATGTTTTAATCTGCCCCATACTTTCTTTGACCTTGATATAGAAGTCTGGAAAATATCTATGGGGTCGATTATCAAGAGGAGATATGTATCCTACTATAATTTCTTCACTTCCCCATTCCAATATATTTACAGTTGTATCACAATATTTCATAAATTTTCTCTCCCATAACGACCTGTAGATGATATTATTATGGTCACCTTTATATTTTTTGGGATTAATTGGACTATACTTTCCTTTATATGACATCTAAATACTTACAATTAACAGACCCATAACAGGTATTTAGAGTGGTAAGACCTCGCAGAATATCAGATATCAAACCAATATTTACAAATGTTGCCCAAACCTCACAGTATGAGGTGAAGTTTGGTGGATTAAAATCAGAATTGCGTAATTATCTTGCTGCAAGAGGAGTTGATTCGAGATTTATTGGAGAAACCGTAGGTCTTTTATGTAACTCTGCATCATTACCAGGAAGTTCATTTGGAACTTCCGATATTGCCGGTAATTATACGGGTGTAATGGAGAAGTTTGCTCATACTCGTATTTTTACTCCAATTGATTTGACTTTTTATGTTGATAAGGAATACAAGACAATGAAGTTTTTGGAGCACTGGATGGAGTATATGTCAAGTGCTTCTAATGTATCTCCAAATAATGATGGATATTACTTTAAAATGAAGTATCCCGATCAATATAAGTGTGACTTTACCAAAATCACAAAGTTCAACAGAGATTATAAAGTAGAACTGGAATATACATTTTTTGGACTTTTTCCAATGGCATTGAGTTCTGTTGGAGTATCATATGATTCTTCGCAAGTAATGACCGTAAGTGCCACATTTAACTATGAAAGATATGTAAGTGGTCCAATCTATACCATTGATGCTCTTCGTGGGAACTTTAATAATTTAGTTTCATCTCTTAAAGATAAGACTATTCCTACTGTAAATGCAGCATCTATTGATGAATATCGCAATTTCTATGACATTATAAGACAAACTCAATTCAGTGCTCTTCCTAATACAAATACGGCAACAAATAACTTTAGTCCAGATAGCACAACAATCTCAAGTTATACTCGCTAAATAATTTTAACTGAAATTCTATAGGTCATTATGCCTTTACCAAAAATTGCTACACCAACATATGAGTTGGAAATTCCATCATTAAAAAAAGAAGTCAAATATCGTCCATTTTTAGTCAAAGAAGAAAAGATTCTCATCATTGCGATGGAGAGTGAGGATAATAAGCAGATTGCGAATGCCGTTAAAACCGTAATCTCAAACTGTATTCTTACAAAAGGAATTAAAGTAGAAGAACTTGCCACATTTGATATTGAATATCTTTTCTTGAATATTCGTGGTAAGTCTGTTGGAGAAACTGTTGATGTTCTTGTAACCTGTCCTGATGACAATCAGACACAGGTTCCAGTATCAATTGTTCTTGATGATATTAAAGTTCAGGTTGATGAAAATCACACAAGAGATATTAAGGTTGATGATACTCTTACGATGAGAATGAGATATCCATCAATGACTGAGTTTATCAAAAACAATTTTGGTGCCGGTCAAGTGAGTGTTAGTGATACTTTTGATCTTATCTGCTCTTGTATTGAACAAGTTTATAGTGAAGAAGAATCTTGGAACTCTGGTGACTTCACGAAGAAAGAATTGTCAGAGTTTGTAGATCAATTGACCTCAAATCAATTTAAAGAAGTTGAGAGATTTTTTGAAACAATGCCGAAACTTTCTCATATAATTGAATTGGAGAATCCGAATACAAATGTTAAGAGTGAGGTAGTTCTGGAGGGATTATCTGCTTTTTTCGCGTAGGTATGGCACACGAAGATCTTGTGTCATACTACAGGACAAACTTTCAGTTGATGCAGCATCATAAATATAGTTTGACAGAGCTTGAAGATATGATACCTTGGGAACGTGAAGTTTATATTACACTCCTTCGTCAGTACATAGAAGAAGAAAACCAGAAGAACCAACAAGCAAATGGCTAGTATTGGATCACCACTCGCAGGACCTATTGTTAATATTAATGCGAGAACGGTATCCCGCTCGATTATTTCTGGTGGCGGCGGAGGAGCAGCAGGAGATTCAGAAACTTCATCGATAGTAAAGAATAAATCAACTGATATTACGGTTGTCAATAAGAGTATTGGTATTCTGGCAAAAAGACAGAGTGAAACAATTGCGGCATTTCAACAGGCAATAGGAACACTAACACAGGGATTAAATACAATTCGTGTTACCGTTCAGGATTTAGGTAACAGACTGAATGTCACCAATAATCTTCTTACAACAGATGCAAAATTAGAACAACAGCAAGATCTTCAGGAACAGAAGCAGGAAAAGGTACTTGCCGAACAGGGTGCAAGAGCAGGTAAGGAAAGTATTTTAGAAAGAAAGATACAATCGGCACTCTTAGCACCCGTTAAATTTATTGCGGCACAAACTCAATCTATTCTTGAAAGACTAAAATCATTCTTTACAACTTTACTTCTTGGATGGCTGACAAATCAGTTAATTGAAACTCTAAAGGCAAATGCCGAAGGTAATAAAACAAAGTTACAACAGATTTTTGATGCCGTACTCAGTGCATTAAATTTTGCTGGTAGGGGATTATATCTTGTTAGTAGAACTTTTGGTGCTATTACAAGGACAATCTTTGGTGTTACTAAACTTGTTGCAAAATTAACTGCCGGAGTTATTGAGGGATTATTTAAGGGAATATGGAATTTAGGTAAAGTAGTTACTGGTGGAGCTAAAAATCTTCTTGAGGCAGTTACAAAACCAGCAGCAAAAGCAGGAACAGAAGTTGTGGCAAAGGCAGGAACAGAAGTTGCAACAAAGGCAGTTGCTAAGGGTGGATTGAGACTTGGACTTGGAGCAATTCCAGTTTTGGGTGCTATTCCTGATCTTGCATTTGCGGGGATTGATTTCTACCAGGGAAAAACTAAGGCAGGTTGGTTGGGAGTAGGTGCTGCAGGAGCATCTCTTTCTACTCCTTTTACTGGACTTCTTGGTGAAGCAGGTTCTTTAGCACTCGGAACTGCAGCAATATATGAAAGTGTCACTACACCATCAAATGAGGAAAGAAAGGCAGCAGCAAATAAAAAACCAGCAGCAAATACAAAACCAGCAAATCCAAAAACACCCAGTGCTTCTACTTTACAGATGACTGCACCAGCATCTCAATCTGCAACAACTTCTTCTTCTACTACTGCAGAAACTACATCACAGGCACAATTACAGACAACACCGGCACAAACTCAGTCACTTCAAACTTCCCTACTTAATATTGGACCTGCTCCTGAACCAAAACCAAATGTTGTGATGATGTCTTCTTTGGGTGGTGGGCAACCTCAAGAACCACAAATGACAAGTACTGGTGGTGCCGCAAGTGATGTTCCTGCAATTTCATCATCAAATCCAAGTAATTTCTATACATTATATTCACAAGTCAATTATAATGTGGTAATGTAAGATGGCAGTAACTACTCTTAAACCAACCATTAATATCAAATCTTCCTTCACCACAATAGGTGCCGGATTTACGAAAGCCAATAAATCTGTTGGTTCTATGAGGAATGTTTTACTTAAAAAAACAAAGGTTAAAAGAGATGCAATTACCGGAAGAAAAAGTTTATTTGGCAAACGCATAGAAAATCAAAGAAGAAAAGATGAAGAAGCAGTTATAGAAGCATCAAGACCAAATACCATTAGTAAAATTGGAAATTCTGTTCTTAATTCTGGTAAAGGGTTACTTGATAGAATTATTGATTTTGCCGGAACTTTGTTAGTTGGATGGTTGGTGAATAATCTTCCAACAATTATGAGTATGGCACAAAATTTGATAGGGAGAATACAAAGAACCGTCAATATTCTTGGTAATTTTATGAGGGATATTGGGGCAATATTTACTGGATCCACAAAAGTATTTGGTGCTGTACTAACCAATATAACAACTTTAGATTTCTTTGATAGTAATAAAAGATTGGATAAGGCACTTGGAGAACTTGAAAGTGTTTTTGGTGATATGAATAAACAGTTTGATGATGGACTTAAAACACTGACAACTCCTTTGGGTCAAATGCCAGGAGAAAAACCTGTGCCGCCAACAGGGACTCAATATTATTCCCCAACATCAGAAGAGAAATCTGGCGGATATACTGGAAGTGGCAAGAAATTTAATCTTTCGCAATTAATTAAACTTGCTCAACAGGTTGGATTTAAGGGAAATAATGCTGCTGTTGCCGCTTCTGTTGCTATGGCAGAATCTGGTGGTAATAGTATGGCGCATAATGATGATTCCAAAAAACCTCCAAGTCAAAGAAGTGGTGATAATTCTTATGGTTTGTGGCAAATTAATATGATTGGTGATCTTGGACCAGATAGAAGAAAACAATATAATCTTAAATCAAATGATGAATTATTTGATCCACTTACAAATGCAAAAGTGGCATATAAAATGTCAGGAGGATCAAATTTTGGTGCCTGGAGTACTTATAAACATGGAAAGCATTTGGCATTTTTACCATCTGCCCAGAACCTATTAAGCAGTGGTGCAGCACAAAAAGCATCTTTACCAACGGAACAACTGCCTTCCCAAACACAATTGCCTTCCCAAACACAACTTCCAAAATTACCACCAACAAATACAATATCTGGTCAAAATTATGGGGCATCAAGAGGGGGTGGAAGAAAACATGCAGGACAAGATTTTGATATTAGTGGAAATGAAAAATTTTCCAGTAGAATTGGTGGGGTAGTTAAAAATATTGGATCCGATCCAAGTGGATATGGAAATTATATTGACATATACAATTCTCAACTCAATGTTGTTGAAAGAATTGCAGAAGGAGCTAATGTTTTAGTCTCAAGGGGGCAAACAATTAAGCCTGGACAAGCAGTTGTTCGAGGTGAGGGTGGAACTGGAGTCATTCACTATGAAATAAGAACTGATGGTGGTGGGTATGGATTTAATGGAACTGTCAATCCTCTTAACTTTTTAGCTTCTGCCAAAGTACCTTCTCAAAATTTACCAGATGTGGCAAATGTTTCACCACTTCAACAGCAACAATCAAATCTCCCATCAACAAGAAGAGCACCACAAGTTATGGTAATGGATAATCGTCCAGCACCACAACCACAACAACGTC